TTCTAAGTTTTCTAGCGGCATCTCTTAATATAAATGCATCTTTATTTGCTCCTGAAAAATTAACCCAAGAGTTTTGACCCCTAGTTTCAGTTGTCATTGCACCCCTTGCTAATTCAGTGTACATTCTAGAGTGTACGTTCCAGGCATTTTCTTCACCAATAGGCCCAAAACCATTACCCATCTTCGCATGTCCAAAAAAGTCGTGAACAAACCTAAAGATGTCATTAGCTAATAATGGCACTCCGTTTTTATCTTTGAATTTTGTCTTTGCTAATAATGGATTTGCTGCTCTCTCCGCATCAGTTATTTTCCCATCACCAAAACCTGCCTCAGTAGAAAATATTCTCATATTTTTCTTTTGACGTAAGTCATCAATCATCTTATTAGAGTTCAGGTAAGGCTCATCATTATTTATTTCAATCAAGTAACCACCGTCTAGTATTTCTTCATACTGAACTATAGTCTCATCAATTAAAGCTTCGTAAGATTCTTTAACATCTTTATCGTTTGGGTTTGGTTCTGTTTGTTCAAAAATTTGAGCAATCTCCCTAGCCCTGTCAATATCTAGTTTTTCGATTCTTGTAGCTTCTTCATAATTAATGCCCGTTCTCTCTGCAACTCTATTCGCAATTGTTGTTGCGTCCTGTAGTGGCTCATTGAATTTTCTGTTTCCTTCTTTTGTTGTTGGTTTTCCATTGTCTTTTATTGTTTTTTGCTTTCTAAGAGTTAACTCGTTTTTTGAGTTAATATTTTTTGAAAGATTATATGTTACAAATTCATTTGTTGCTACAGCAGGGCCGGTATAAACTTTTCCTGAATCTCTTGTAATGTATTCACGACCATGTTCTCTCTTTTGAATAAGATGTAGTATTGGTGGATTTCCGTTCTTTTGTTTTATAAACCCCTTGTATGATTTATGGTCTCCCTTGACAGCTTCGACCTCACCTTCAACTTCTATAACAGCATAAACATCTCCAGTATTAAGTCCTTTCACGAGCTTTTCGCCAACAACCTTTGCTATTAAATCCACTAATGATTGTGATTTAGCTGTAACACCAGCACCAAGACCTTTAGAAGTATCTCCACCTAAGAACTCAATTATTTTTACCTTAGCTGCCTTATCTGCTTTTAATGATTTAGCTAATTCAGTAACTATATTATTTACAACAACTCCTCTCTTTGCAAAAGTACTTGTAGTTGAATCAGAAAAATACTTATCAACGTCTGTTTTTAAATCCTTCGCACTTTGTCTTAAGTTTATTTTACCTCCAGCCTTACTGACAGTAGTGGAAATAGCAGACCTAAAAGCGCTTGGTGTAATCAACCCTTCGTCAAGCATTGTTTCAAGTATAGCTAAAGTAGAGTTGACACCAGAAGCACTACTAACTAATTTTGCATCAGTTCCTTTTGTTAAAGTTAAAAAACCTCTTTTTCCTCCATTCTCTTTGACACTTCTATTTATCATGTCTGCCAAAGTTTTTGCTGTTTTTACGTCACCAGACGCCCATACTGCACCAAACTTTGTTACAAAAAATATACCGCCTTGTCCTTCAAAAATAACTTTACCCTTGTATTTAAGTTGACCAACCATCATATCGTCCGGAGACTGAAGAGCGGAACTTAATCCTCTCATAAATTCCAAATCCACAGGTTGAGTAATTCTTTTCTCTGTACTTTTTTTATTCTTTAAGTAGTCTGTAATTTTTGAGTCTTCAGTATAAGATATTTCAAAATTACCAACAATACTTTTCTTTAATGCGTTAATTGGATTTTTAACATCTTTACCTCCTTCGAAATTATCTAAAAAAGATAAGTCACCATCACTAATAACAGTACCTGTCATTACTTTACTGGCAATTACATTAAGCAAATCCACTACATCATTCTCAGATTGACCTATTTCTAAACCAAGTTTATCAGCAATCTTTTCGATCCACTTACGTACAATTGTTTTTGATGAAGGCTCTAACTTTAAGTAGTTATCAGAAATCATTCCTATAATCTCAGCAAGAGTTTCTTCGTTCTGAACCTCCGTATCATAGTTTGATGCAAAATTCTTTAAAGCTATTCTAGTATTCTTGTCTAAAGTTTTTGACCTAGACAAGGCTTGAACCATTTTCTTAGTAGCAGCAATTGCTGCCTTATTGTTCATTTTTAACTTGTTAAGCAACACTGCATGAAACACCTCGTGAGCAACAGTTTTTGAGTCTGCCTTACCATTGGTTAAATTTATGTGAACAGTGTTTGTTGCAGGGTCATATAGTCCTCTAGAATTTTTATCAGGGTCTAGAGTGTCATATATTTCACTATCCCTATGCACCATTATTGTGATACTTGGAAATATTTTTGCAATAGCTTTGGCTGCTTGTTGCGCCTGCTTTAAAATCTTAGTAGTAAGATCTGTACCTGTAGAAGCATCCTTTCCTTTCTTTGTAAAGACGAGGTTCTTGGATTCTTGATTGATTTTAACAGTCTCACCATTCATTAACTCAAGCTCTGCTGTAGGAAGATTATCAATGTCTGACTCTACTTTTGAATCAGGATTTAATAACGCATCAAAATCCTCTGCCTCTTGCTGGTCTTGTTCCTCTTGATTCTTTCCTAATACATCAAAATCAGGTTTTACATATGGTCTTCTTTGTGACTGAGAACTTGCACGTTCATCTACCTCAATAAGAATATCATTAACTAAAGCAGAATCTGAGCTAGAGAAAAGTGTATCCTCAAAACTAGTTAACTTTTTCTTGTTCTTCTTTTTTATTGCAATAGCAAAAAGCATTCCGACTCTGTCAAAATAGCTAAGCTTATTGTTTTTAAAATCGTTCTTAAGTTTTTTTGTAGGTTTAATTTCAACAACATCTATATCCTCTTCAATTTCTGCAACCTCCTTATTTTCTTTTTGATTTAATAAATTATCTTTTGCTTTTTTAATTTCAGAAATTACTTCAATCAATTCATCTGAAACCTTATCAAATAATTGACCGTTTTCAGTCTCAGGAGAAGTTCCGTTCTGTGCTATTTCTTTTAACTTTACTTGTAAATCTTTCTCCTTAAACTCTAGTACTTCTATTTCCTTCTCGGCCTTTTCCCTGCTTTCGTTTTCGATTTCGGTATCACTCTTTCCGGTAGTTCTGTCATCTGTGGTTCCTGGTTCGATCTCCTCGCTACTTCCGGTAGGTTCTTTTGCATCCACTCCATCTGTGCCTTGCTCTTGTATTCCATCTTTTTCTGGGTTTGGTGTTTCTAATTTAATTTCTTCATCAATAATCTCGTCCTCCTCAACACGACCTACAGTAGTTGCCTCATTAGATTCGTAAGCATTATTACTTATTTCCTCAAGTAAATCGTTTATCTCATCAATTTTTCTTTTTACTGGCTTAACCGTAGCATCATCTTTACCTTCTATAGATTGCTCTAAACCTTGTCTATTCAACAATAGACCTAAAGCTTTCTTTTTTTGATCTGTAGAATAGTCACTAGGAATCTGAGTGTAGACTCCTTTTAACTTATTAAAAATAGCTTCTTGCTCTTTTGCTTCACTGGCAGTAATTACACCTGCGTTTATTTGCTCTTTTAATTTTATGTTTATCAACTTGGTAGAAGTACCATCATCTATCATATCCTCAAAAACCTCGAACACACCATTATCTAAACGAGTAAAATCCTTAGAAGTAGCAGCGTTTATCATTGCTCCAGGAGTACTCATTATCCAGCCACCAACCATCTCTTGCGCACCTGCTTTAAGAACTTGGTTTATTCCATCCTTGATACTTTCAGGAGTCTGAAACATATCCTTCTCTTTAGCACCATTGTATATAGCTTTTATACCAATATCCGCAATCTCTTGTGCAGCACCTGTTTCAAATTCAGCAACACCACCAGCAGCCAAGGTAAGGACACCACGAGCTAACATTCCGTCAACCTCTTGACGAACAACGTCCGTAAACCCTCTCTTAGACACTTGTTTTGCTCCAGTATACTTTCCTATAGCTTTTAATAAAACCTTATTGATAAGTCCTTTTTGTTGCACTACATTCCTAAAACCAATAGTCTCAAGAACACCTACAGTTATACCTAAAGGAATAGCAACAGTTAGTTTTTCGTTCTCAGAAATATCTGCAAATTCAGGATTCTTAAACATCTCTTCGTTTACGTGGTCAGAAACTTGACCAAACATAGAAGCTGTCCTCATTACTAAACCTGCTTTTCCCGAAGGGCCTGCCATAGCTGGTAACGATTCCATTAATCCAAGGTACGCTCCTCCCCAAAAACCTTCTTTCACTAAGTCGCTGTACTCTACACTGGCATCGTCATCACCAAATGATTTTACAGGAGCCGTTCTAGCAAGCTCTACCATTGAGTCCTTACTAAGATTTTTTACATTTTGTTTTCTAGCGTAATCAGAGTATCTACTTCCTGATGGAATCTCTTTTAAATCAGCACCTCCATCTTCATTAAAGTCGTAGATGTCAAACTTTCTATCCTTTGCTAAAATATCTTTAGTCTTAGCGCTTACTTTGTCTTTTTGCTCGTCAGTTAAATTTTCAAGATAACTATTCCACTTACCTTTACTTGTTTCGTTGTTTTCGTTAGGAGTTTCTAAGTCGTGTATATCGTCAGATTTCTTTGTCGCAAACATTTTCTTCGCTGTATCCATATACAATTTCTTGTAACCTATAGGACTTGCGCCTCCAAACTCTCCTGTGTTTACAATAAAGTCAGTGACATAATTCATTGCACTTGAACCCATCCTTCCAATTCCAGACCATATAGCATTCAAAGAAGCTGATGACATGTTTCCTGAAGCAGATTTCATCTCAGAATAACGCCCCATTGTTTGGTCTAAAGCTCTACCCGAATCCCTTAATTCAGATTCAGTAGCTAATATTTTTTTCTTTAATGCTTCTGACTTATTGGTATCTGATATGTATAAGTTAAAAGCATCTCTTATTTTAGGGTCATTTATTTCGTCTTGAGATAATCCATCGAAAAACTCTGTTCTTTTTTTTAACTCAGCGTTACCTTTTAACCATCCTTGCACTTCTTGCCGAAAAACATTTGCTTTGGTATTAAGTGAATTTAATGAGGAGTCTATTCCTTTTTGGTCAGTAATTTTTCTTTCTAAATTAGCGTATCCTTTCTCAGCAGACTGAAGTTTCCTGCTGTTTTCTTTGTTCTCGTTTAAAAAATTCTGTAATGCTTCCTTCTCTTCCTTGTCTCCAAATCCAGAAAATGGGTCAAGGTTTACTCTAAGTTCTTTTCTTTTTCCATTCTCATCAAGTGATGCTGAACTAACAACCATACCATCACCAAGTATATCTGACTCTTTAAATTTAAAACCATATTGATTAAAGTGATAATTCATTAAAGGAACAGCATTCTCCTCGCTACCATTTATTAAAGCCTCATCTACAATATTCATAGAATAAGAAAATGGGTCTTCAGTTTGTTTCTTTATCTCCTCTTCATCACTTACAAATTTATCAAAGTCTTGTTTTTCTACATCAATACCATTTATAGAACTATCAGTAATTACATCTTGCTCTACTTTTATTTTAGGTACATTATCTTCTTGACCTAAAGAATCCGAAGATCCATTTTTTTGTAACGATTCCGTAACTTCCTCCACCCCATCTGAAGTTTCCTCCACGGTGTCGACTTGATTTTTTTTTTCAGGTTTTAACAATTGCTCAAAATCCTCTCTTGAACCTGAGTATTTATCTTTTTTAAATAACTCATAAGAATGAGATACAGCATCAGTATCGCTAGATACTAAAGACCTGTAATCATCTATTGTTCCTGTATATCCATCTTGAGTAAAAAGACTGTAAGCATATTCAAAAGCTTCTTCGTTCATTGTTCTTATTTATTAAATCTTGATGCGTTTCCTTTTATATCACTTCCTATTGAATCGTTGTACAATTGTATTTGCTCATTAATAAAAACATCAACATCTCCTTGAAGTTTAGTTGTGTCTTCATTAAATTTAAAAACTTTTTTATCAGGCTTCCCAGTAACTGGGTTATTGAAGTTTACAATAATCTCGTTAGTACTATCAAATCTTACATCGTTACTGGTCACTGTGATACCTCTAGCTCCAGGTATTGCAGATAAACCTCTTTCAACTGATTTCATTACAACAGGAGTAGCCGCTTCAAAATTATCTCTACCTTTAGGTATTAAAGCGTACTCATCAGCTAATGTTTTCGTGAAGTTTAAATCAGTATAATCACTCCCTGAAGAATATAATTCAATTGGTCTTATGTTTTCAGTAGTAGAAGTAGTTTCATCACCTTTGTAATCAGGGTTAGGAACCATAGTACCACTACCATTATCAATCATTCTTGGAGTAAAACTAAACCCATCATCTATGGCATCTTGATAAAATTGATCAAATGACATATCAGTAGCATCAGCAGGAAGTATTTGCCTGTAAAGCTCTCTCGCTATTTCTTTTGCTGGTCTTGGTCTAGAAGAATCATACCCACCTTTACCATCCTTTTCATACCTCTGTATTTTAACAGATATATCTTTTCCTTTCTCTTTTTGTTTGATAACAAACTCGTCAGCGTTTCTTGATATTTTTTGTATCTCTTTAGTTGACTGACTTTTAGACTCTTTGAATCTTTTGTTCATGTCTACTATTCTATCCTCACCAACAGCAGAAGCTTTTCCTGAGTCCCCAGACATAAGGTTATTTAAATCACCAGCATATGCAACCCTTCTGTTTTTCGCATCATTTATATCAGTGGTGTTTGTTGTGTCTTGTCTTTTTTGTTGACCAGCCTTAGCAGAAGATATTGTTAATTTATCATCGATACCAGCTTCAATTTGATTGTTTACAAAATTTCTAGCCTCTTTTTGTTGAGCAGAAGTTAATGTAATTTCTGGTCTTCCTGAAATTGTTTCGTAAGGAATAAAGAATTTTTCATCAAGATTTGGATACTGAGACTTAAATTGTTTTTTAGTTCTAGCATATTTGTAACCTCTACCAGCAAGCACTTGACCGGCATTAGAATTATTAGTCTCTGAAGAGCTACCAACAACAGCATCAATCTCGTTTTCTTTCCAGTCTTTAAATGTTAGCTTTTTGCCATTTGAATCTTTTCCAAATTTACCTAACTGTCTAAAACTTTCTTTTGAATATATCGCTCCACCACCTGATAAAACATTATAATTACCTTCGTATGCAGTTATAATTGTAGCAGTTTGGTCTGTAATTCTTTTTGTCGCAGACTTCATATCAAACCTATCTAACTTAAACTTCATCAAGTTATTCATAGTGTTTGGATTCTGAAACTTTTCTTTTTCAGTATTGTAATCAGGCATAACATTATAGATGCCATCCTTATTCTTACCCATAGTAACCAACTGCATTTGGCCATTTACAGGATTAGTCCATAGTTTTTTATTCTTTAAGTTACCTAAACCTTCTAGCTGTTTGTTTAATTCAATCTCTAACTCACTTGCTATAGGTGAACTTGTAGCTTTTGCAATAGCCAACCTTTCAGTTGCTTGTGTAGCCCATTTATCCCAGCCCTTTACAGCTGTGTTTAAATTTGAATACCCATTTTTTTGTTGTTGCATAAAAAGCTTAAAATCTTTTGGCTTTATTAAACCACGTTTCAGCATATTTGATTGAACTCTGAGAGACTCAGTAGACATACTTGAGCCATCAATAAGTAAACTAGCAGCATCTTGATTATTTACATCTTCAACCTTACTAAGCTGCTCCATTGAATCCTGAGTAGCTACGTCTATAGCGTCTTTACGACCTTGCCTCTCATCTCTGATTGATTCAGCTCCTTTAGTTAAAGTACTGGCTATTTTAGACCAGTCAACTTGAGTGCTTTCTACATTTCTCTGAGCGTAAATAGAATATTTATTTGATGCCTGTGGTGTACTTTTATTTTCTGCCATAATTTTTTATCTAGAGAATCTTCCTGACGTGTTAATATTAAAACCACTCTTAGCTTTTTTCAATGCACGTAGTTCCTCCGCAGTATAACCCATTGCTGTAATTTCCTGCATAATCTGAGAATTACTCATAGCTGCAGAGCCACTAATCTGAGGAGCATATTTAGACGCCTCTGAATTGTTACCTGCTAATGTGTATTTTTCAAATAAATTACTATTACTATTAGGATTATCTCCCATTATTCTCATATTAGCAGTATCTGTATTTCCTAAAATATCACTAATATCTCTATCTGTTTTTGACTTCGCGTATAATGGAACTAAGCTGGCCGCAGAACTAGCCGCTTGACCTATACCTGCAAATGCACTTTGTTGAGCAGCAGCTTTATTTTCAGCAGCATCACGAGAAATCATTTGCTGATCAGCAGCAGCACCAACAGCCATATCTTTTAAATCTTGCCCTATTGCTTGTTGTTCTAATACTTGAGCTTTTTCTAAATCATATAGCTCTCTATTCTTGTCGTTACGAATACCTTCATTCGTTAAAGTTGCAGCTGCTCCAACTCTACCTACACCAGCAGCTAAATTTCTAGGGTCACCCTCTTGAAGAGCTTGTAACCCTTGTTGTTGAGCTTGTAAGTTTGCACGAGCTTCTTCATCGTATCCATCTAAAGGAACATTTAATCCTTCTAGGTATCTAACTTCTGCTTCTTTTTTAGCCTCCTCCATTAATTCTTCAGAAGCCTTTAATGCTTTAGATTCAGCATCAGACGCTTTAGCTGCTTGACTAAAACTCATACCTGCTGATGCAAGACCTGTTGCTATACCTACTACTGATGCTGTTACTGCCGCCATATTATAATATTTTTATCATTTCTTTATTGTAACTATCTCCCTCAACATAGCCGTTATTTACATAATTTCCAATTAGAGATTTGGATTTTATAAGAGCGTAAGAATACTTACAACCACCTTTTTTTAATGTGTCAGTTAAAGCACGTATCAGCTCATTTAAAGCTTCTTTTCTATTACTCTTGTCTTTATATTCAAAGTTAGATATAATCCAATCACACCAACCTACTTTTGAATTGGTAATATAAACATACCCTGCACAAACAGGAGTATTTCCATCGTAAACTATAATACCGCCTACTCCATCGTTAGGTAAAAAGTCTCTAGAAGGTGGTGTCCATCTCCAATCTTTCCACCATTTACACAAAATATTATCGTAATCCGATTCAACTAATCTTCTTATATGTAATTCCATATCACAAATATACAGAAATTCTATGGATTACTTTTCATGACGCTACTGCCCACAGAAAACAATTCAACTGGATTTGAGGAATTATTTTCTAACTTAAATTCTAAGTAGTAACCTCTAGCTCCAGTAGACTCTGCAACAGCATTTTTTATATACATTATGTACTGACCAACAGTAGGAACTGTATAGTTCTGTGTAGGAGTTGCATTTATAGAAATACTGCTGGAGTTTTTTGAAATTACAATACCAGCAGCTATAGGAATTCCAACTACAGAACCGTTCTCTATATTTGCAGCATAAACTAAATCACCAATACTAAGAATAGAGCCAACTGAAACGTTGAATTCTAATAATATATCATCAGATAAACCACTAATAGCAGTACAGTTTCCTATACCATTTGCTGACCTAGCTTTAAAGTTTATCGTTGATTCATTTGTTCTTATGTAGCTAAACCACTCCCCTTCTTTTTGTTGAAAATAAGTTGATAACATAGATCCAGGATTACCATCCGTTAAATCAGTTTTTAAATAAGTACAACTCCAGGCAGCATTTGCCTGATTATCTACAGTTGTTGTTGATTCATACGATAACGTTTTAAATAATTTTATTGCTTGTGTGGGCTGAGGATTAAATACACTTGTTATTGTAGATTTATGTTGCTCTCCATAAAAATTGTTACGCACTGGATTTGTATTGTGTCTCCACAGGTTACCTTCTTTAAAGCTATAGAAAAAACTATTCATACCAATCATATACTCTGGTATAAAGCTGTAAAAAGAAGGAAATCCTTTTGCACTTTCACTGTACGTTACTGTACTATTACTACAATTTAAAGACATTTTTTTATAATTTATTATTATTATTGCGCACAGTGTACACTATCATTACAATCATACTTAAGGCCGTTTACTAAAGTAGCATCTGCTTGTCCTCCTTGATTTAAGTCTACAACTTCACCACAGTATACAGCTCCGGAACCTGGAGTTCCAATTTGATATTGCATAACATCTCCTAATTGAGCAGGATAGTCATTAGCTACAGTGTAAAATAAATTAGAACTACAATCACTTAGTTTATAAAGAGATGAACCACAAAGAAACACTGGAGATATAATTTCACCTGATGAATCAATCTGTATCGCTTTATCTTTACCGTCCTCCAGTTTGTAAAATCCACTATCACCAACAAAAGGAGTATTCAAATTAGAATCAGAGAAAACCGTAACACCTTCTGCTACTATATTGTTTAAAAAATAAGCTGTATTAGGTGTAGTAGTAGTAGAACATGCTTCATTTCTAGAAGTAGAAGTTGGCCCCATTGTTTTTGGGTCTGATGAATTGTTTTCACATTGCTGTGAAGATATTACAACACCATTTCTAACACCAATAGAAGTAGTTCCAGTTACGTAGTACAATATATCAGAGTTGTCATTTAAATAAGTACCACCATTTTCATCAATAAAAACAAAATTACCAACTTCAGGTATTGTATTTGTATCTAAGGTAAAAGGTGTACCTGTTCCTACAGCATTTCTTACAAAATAAAAAGTCTGGTTTTGAGTAGTATCACAATCCGTTGTTAGAGAGGCATTTGAAGAACTAAAAGACGGTAAAGAAATAGGACAATCTAATTCATATGAAAAGAAAGTTCCACACGCAGGAGCAGAAATTTTTAAGTTTAAAGAATTAATAGTTAAGTTTGTCTTAGGTATTACTATTGTAAACACAGGGCTACCACTAGAAGCTCTTCCACACATTTCGTTGGTTACCGTTAATGGATTTAAAGTTCCCTGAGCAACATACGAAGACCCTGAATAACTGTAATTTTCAGGAGCATCTCCAGGAGAACATTGTCCAGGAGTAGTATTCGTGTTGGTGTAAGATCTAATAATATTAGAAGAATTACTACCTACATAAGTAGGATCCCCAGTGTTTTGATTTCCAATACCAGCATAATCAACATTAGCACCAGATCCGTCTATTAAAATAGTACCATCGTTTCCTTTTGCGGTTAACCTATTATAATTATTCGAATCATAGTTAGCAATGACACCATCAGCAATAGAGGTACCCATATAAAAATAAGCAACTACTGCCCCAATACTATTACCAACATCAAAATTTATATCAAAGAATCCATTCTGACTAATACTTACAGAAACTCCATTTCCACAAGAAATAGAACACGATCCACAAGCGTTAGCTTTTAATAAAACTCCATTTAATTGCTGTCTAACTATACCTCCTTGAGAATAATAACCATCATCAGCTAAAACCGATAATGATGCGTCACTAAAAAGCGCAGAGGCTTGAGAAAAATTTAATCCATCAAAACAATATGTTCCTAATACTCCCATTTAAACTTGATTTACTGGACAAGTAGTTACCTTTGTAACTAGTCCAAATTTATTTACTGTTATATAATCCGTTCCACTAATCTGGTATAGCCCAAGAGCTAATGTTGTTCCAGGTTGGCCAATTGATGATGAGTAAACAAAGTCACCTATAACTGGTAATGAACCGGTTCCTGTATGATAGAAAGTCTGTATTAAAGGCTGACCACAAACAACTTTATTGTTCTGTTGTATTGAGCTACTTTGGTATGCTGTATACGAAATAGTACATTCACAACAAGCTGCTGAAGCTGAAACTGGGTCATAACAAAATTCCTGACAACTAGTTTCTCTGTAATCATAAATCAAATATAAATATTTATTATTTATTGGTAGATCTAATCCAGGAACAATAGCCTCATACAATCCAATTGAAGGATTTGATACTTCATTGTTTGGTATTGTTACCGATGTTGATAATAAAGTATTTATATCTGCTTCGTTATTCGAAAACAAAACATCACTAGATAGGTATTTAAAGTTATCACTATTAACAACCCAATCATAATCATCAAAATTAATCTTATTAGACCTGATAGTAATATCTGTACCACTATAAGGAAAAACACCTAAAGACCTAATTCCTATTTGAGAAACATAATTAGATGCAATTTTATTATTACTTCCAAGAGTTGAAAGACTCGAATCAATAGGACTAACTACAACTAAATTATTCCATTTATATTCAGTGTGTATAAAATCATTTGCATCTACTGAAGAATTCATTACCACCTTTATAACTTCTATAGGAACTTCCGTAGGGCAATCAGCTGTTATATTAAAAGAAGAATCTGTTATTGCAGTAATCGTTACCACAGCGTTTCTAGGAGTGTTTAATGTTTTATCAAAAGAGAATACACCATTACCTGTTAGCAAGCCACTAGTAGTAGTAATACCATTCCATAAAGAAGAAATAGTTATACTTCCACCTGATGCAATAGTATAAGAAATATTAGACTCACCAATTACAGCGCCATAATCTATAGTTGATACTATTACAGAGTCTTTTAATAAATTGTTTTTCTGAAGAGTATATCCACAAGCTGAAACCTCTGGAGGTAAAGGTATCTCAGTACAGTTCATTCCTAATACATATTCATTCATATAAGGATCGTATCCTCCTAACTTCTGAGTCTGTATTGATTCGTGAAACTGATCTCTAAAATATGACCTCATTCCATTAGAAGATATAACTTCTAACGAATCATTATTTCTACTAGTACCTCTAAGCTTTAGAACAGCACCTCTTTTTACATCAGTGAAAAACATATCAGAACCCCAAGAAGCAAAACTTTCAGGATTATAACTAATACCATATTCTTCTATTCTAGCTATCTGAGTTCCAAGTACTTGAGGAACAGATGCGATAACTCCTCCACCAGTACTGTCGCTAATTAAATTTTTACTTGATAATACGTAAGTTATTCTATCTTCTTGAAGAACAAGTATATCAGTTTCACGAGCATGCATTTTTTGTATTGGGCCAAATATAGTTTCGCAGTCTTTAAAGTTTGCCAATCCTAAATTAAATTCATTAAGATTATTGACACCACTATTACTACTGTAAACTCCACTATAAGTAATACCCTCAAACCTATCAGCTTCTTTGTAATCTTGATTAGATACAGCTAATACTCTTTGGCCTAAAACCATAGCTCTACCAGCTAATGAATCTTTTATTTTAAAACTCTCAACCCCATTACCAAAAGTAAAACAGTCTTGGAAATTTAAATTAACTACAGCATCAACACTTGATGTTTGGTCTTGGTCTCCTAAACCAATATTATTTCCTGACAAATGAAATCCTTCAGGCTGTGTAATAGGAAAAGATTCAGAAGCATCATAGTATAGTTCAGCATCCGCATCTAAAGGCTCGCTTTCAAAAACCATTAAAGTATTTGCTCTTTGAACAATTAACTCAACATGAAGATCTGCAGTTCTATTTGACTGTGTAGGTCTATAGCATCCGTGCATTCCTGAACTTACACCTAAATACAATGGGTCATCAGCCGATTGAGAATCACCTTGTATCCACTGAAATGTTACTTCAAAACTTTCACATTCAACATTGTCCGCAACACCCTTAGTATCAAGTATATCATTTCCAGGAGTACCACTTGGATTCGCTAAAGACTGAATGTAATTTATAGTTGTTTCATCCGACAAGTTTCCTGGGTCTGCAATTACAGGATTTATATTATCTCCAACCCACCATTTTCTTAAATCTAAATAGTCATCGCTTGAAATATATTGCTGATCCCATTCCCATAATATTTCCTGGCAACTTCTACCATTAAAAGTATCGTTACGAAAAGCTCTTACTTTTACTTTTACAGATGAACCAGCAGGAACAGTGTAATTAGTTGTAGCAGAACTATCACCTACCACATCTTGAGTGTAGCAAGGATAAGCTATTTTTCTACCAGAAGTACATCCGTTACTTGATGACCTAACAACCATTTCTCCATATTCTATTACAGAATCTTCAGGTATAACAATGTCGAAATTTTGGTTTTTCATTTGCATGTATAAACCTGCTAGTTGATTAGAATCTTCACCTAACTCACTACTTAGCGCCAAGAAGTCCCTAGCCTCAGCCTGAACTTCTAATACTTCAGCTTTTTCAAGTCTTGATAGAGGCCCTGAAACATCTGCTTTTATTATTAGGGTTTGACCCTTTGTTACTTTATTTACATTATCTCCCTCCAGTTTAAAGAAAACCATATTATCACTAGGCCTTACGTAATAAAGATTAGTGTATATAACTTCATAATTTGCTAAACTTGGTTTAACAACAAACTTGTATCTCTCAGCCCAGTATGGAGCAAGAGAACTTAATGCTACTTGTATTGTATTTTGGGTATCACTATTTCCTGGCTCTACATAAACTGTATTTCTTTCCGAAACTAAAACCGTAGAAGACCTACCGAAACCATCACTATAAACAATACCTGTTTCATAATCTCTGTTACTATGTAAGCTACCAGTATTTACCGTATTACTAAAACCAGCTTCACCACTAACAAATCTAAAATATTCGTAAATATCTGTAGTTGTGGGTGTTGTATCTGTGTTTTGATACTGCATACCTATAATCTGTATATTAAAAGTATCAGACCCAGGAGATATACCAGATAGTAAAAAACCCTGCTGTATTACAGAACTAGTAACACCACTGTTTGTTTTAGAAAATTGAAAAGAAGTTGACGGTGATGATAATTCATTGTTAAAAAAATCAGTCAAAGAAGAACCTTGATCCGATGTAGACAATGGGTTAAAATTAGTATTAAGAATTGTTCCTATAGCATTTTGAAATAAAGCGCTAGTAAGAAAATCATACGTTGAAGAGTAATCATCATCTAAAGTAATGTTTACCTCTAAAGTAAAATTAGCATTTTTAAACTGATCATTTGCTAACCATGCAGGATTATCACTCTGACCGGAACCTACTGCAGTTCCTTCACTTTCAATATTAAATATGAAACCAATGAAAGCTCCTTTTATTAACTTTCCGTTTGTTAAAGACAAATCAAAAGTAAGGATATTATTTATATAGCTTTTACTATCTGAAGGATCTATACTGTAAGTAAGTCCTGTACCAAAACTTGCAAATGGCAACTCCTGAGACTGTATTGGTGTGTTAACTATTTTTGTGTTATAATCTAAAGCCACTCTAGTACCCTCAGAACTACCTGTTGTAAAGTTATATCCATCAACATAATTCCCATACATTAATCGATTTCCTTGTATTATCTGAGCCTTAGCTAGACGAGGAACATTATCGTACTGTCGAAGTAATTCATCTCCACCTAAAACAGTGTATATTTTACTGTTAGTAAAAACGTATGATTGTATAGTATTATCTGCCCAACCATAATCTTCTTTTATAAATCGTTCAATTACATTAATTGTATTTGCGTTAGTGTCCTTAAAAAGTAAATCAATTTCCACCACATTCTTACTACCTGTAGAATACTCTACAGTGACTCCATTATACAGGTTTTCCATACCTGCATTATTAAAGTTTTTAGTATCAAAATCAAAAGGTTTTGCTGAAAACGCTGGTAAACTAAATAATGATGTAGCACTATACTGCCCATCAGAATACCTATACCTATAAGCAAAACAAAGAAATCTATTTTTAATGTAGTTTTCTCCACCCGGAACATTTAACAATGTTATTTTAGGCACGGGTAATGGCGTTACGTTATCTACTGCATCTTCAAAACCAGGGATTTTTACAATTACACTAATGTCTTCTTCTTTTATTTTGTCTACATCGTCCTCTGGAGAGTCGTAGTTTCTAAGAATATTTATATATCTAGGTGGATTTAAATCATCTGTCCAAAACAATAAACCATCAATTAAACTTATTCCTGTAATTAAATAATCTGTATTAAAATTTAATAAAGCTTCAGTAATAACGTGATAATTTATAACCTGACTAGTCGTGTTGTATGACACTAACATATCTACTACTCCGTCAGAGGCAGCTTGGTTTTCATCATCGTGTACCCACCAATACAAAGTTTCTCTTACACCGTCTTGAAACGCGCCAATACATACAGCAGCAGGACTTAAATCTTGCCCCTTATAACTAAGCGTTGTAAGTCTAGAGTTACCCTTTGCATTTTCAACAGCTCCAATCTCAGTAGTTTCCGTAGAACCTAACCTCACATTAAGTGCGTCAATATATTCTCCTGGAGGTAAAAGTCTCTCGTCAACAGACTTATTCATTCTACCTGCAACAAAGTTTGTATTAATTATTGGCATATTATTTTATCCATTTATTCTGGCCTCTCATATTCTGCAAGAGTCTTCCAGGGTGAATGTTACTTAATCTAATTTTAGCATTTCTAAGTAAAGAAGACTTATCTTTTCTTGCTCTATTAACCACATATTCCTGAACAGCTAATTTCCCATTTAGGATTGAGTATTTTACATAAGCATAAATGTATTCTTCAAATAACTTATTTAACTGAACTTCAGAATCTACACCACCAGCCATGCCATCAGAAACATACTCTAAAACAACAGATGCTGCTTTTGAGATGTTGCTAAAATTAATTACACCTGATTGCTTATCTATTGTAAACGTAGGGTTTGAATTAGCTGTTTCAGTATTTAAACCAAAACGTGCGCCAATTGCATAGTCAAAATACCAGTCACCATCACAACAGTAACCCTCAGAACCATTAAACCTACTCCCATCATTCAGGTAAATACTTTTTTCACCACCTGTTATTCTTTCTAAATCAAGCTCTGAATTCTCAGGCTTTAACACATTTCCGTCTTCATCAAATAATATGTTTGCATCGTGATCTTGAAGATAAGCCCCTGACCAGTTAGTTTGAATATTTTCTGTAAGAGGTTTTAAAACACCATCAGCATGAACTGAAATCCTAACCCAATTCACATAATCTTGAGGAAGTATAAACCTAAGTTGAAGTGTAACATCTAATTGAAGTATTTTAATTTCCTTCATTGCATCATAATTCAACTCCTGAATCCCTCTCTTTGCGTGAAACAAAACTTGATAACGGTCAACATTATTTACCAGCTCGTGATTTCCTTGGTACATTAACATAAAATTGTTAACGATATCCGCTAGAGAAACATACTGATATGAACCCCAGTTTGCATCTTTTGGTTCGTTACCTGAATTTTGGTAATATGCGTAATCATTTATATATGCCATTTATCGTTGTGTTTGTTGTTCTGATTGTAACTCATTTGCACCAAATTGAAAAACATCTTGCTCTCTAATTTCAATACCTACGTACTTACATATTTTTGCTATTAAAGCAGGTTCGTCTGATAAGGGTAACTCGAAGTCTTGGTAGTCATCTTGAGAGGCTGAGAATACAGGCTCGCCTGAAACAATCTCAACGTATGTCCATTTTGGATCAATAGGGTACCTCACGTACTGTGCAAATATAGTTCCCGGTGTTGTTAAAGTTTCTGGATAAACATTAATTATATTCCCATAACCTGTAGTCGTGGCATTACCTAATACATAAGCTGGATAACCAGTAGATGGAGAAGTTAATGGTGATGACTTTAGGTAAAATATTTTATGCTGATTAACTCTTTCAACTTCAACTATTCCGTTACCTAGAACGATAGTATACGAACCACCAATAGTAGATACTTTTGAAAATAAGTCAACTGTTATTGATAGTGAGGTCTCGCTATTTACGCTTGTTATATATGCGCTCTGACCAGCCGTAACACCATCTTTAGAAGTAGATGATACTAATTGACCTGCTACAACTCCGCTTGTTACAAAAGTTGCTCCAGTGTCATTGATTGTAAAAGCAGCATTCAGGGTTATATTCCCTGAAGCCACAATTATAGGGTAGTAGTTTAGTTTGTTGATTAAGTAATAGTTACTAGGAAGCGAAAATAAATTTGCTCCATTATTTATTAATGTTTGTGTAGCTGAAAATCCGTCAATTACCTCAACTAGTCCTTTTGTAATATCCGCATATCCTGTACCAGATGTTCTCTGATTCTCCTTAACAATTTGATTGTTATAAGCATAAAAATAATCTTCAAATATAGACATCTGAGCCTGCTGACAGTATAAGTTAAAGTCTTGTGGCGATATATATCCGTAGTTATTTTTATTAACTATAGCTAATACGGTGTTTCGTACTTCGTTTATTGGCATAATAATTTCTTTCTACAAATATAGCAAAAAAAAAACACCCTAAATTATTTAGAGTGTTCTTAGTATATTTTGTAAAATCTTATTTAATCTTACCTTTAAGAAGCTTGTAAACCTCTACACCTTCATCACTCTGCATGAAAGATGAAACAATAAAGTAAGGATCTTCTCCAAACGGAACAGTTAGCATCTTCTTTTTATTATTACTTAAATTATAGTAAACATCTTTATTGTTGTTTCTAAAACCTAGTAAAGTAGAGTTGAAAAATTGATGAACATCATCCATCAGTTCAAGCATCGGATCATTAATAGTATCCAAGAATTCTTCAGGATTGTTTCTAGCATAAACTAGTAAATCTCTTTTTAATTCAGGAATAGTCATGTTCTCAATAGAATTACCCATTAATACACGACAAATCTGAGTAAGCTTAAGTGTATCTTTTGTTATTTCTTTTGCTGAAATCTGAGCATCTAGTGCCGTTTCAACATTTTCTAGTTCCTGAGAAGCATCACGCTCTTTATTTATTTCTTCAAATACGTTTCCATTACTTGGGTGCAAGTGTAAAAACTTTTGTAATATTTGGTTTTCCTTTGAAACGGTTAATAAACCGTCTTCGAAAACAATAGGCTCTATAATAGCATTACCATCCTGTTCATCCTCAAAAGCGGACTTCTGATTACGCGCATAACGCAATGGTCTATTTGTTCCTTTAGTTTCGTCAAAGTACAATAGAGGAGACCTCTGTGAGTGCCTAGAAGATAACATGTATGATAAAGGAGCTTTACTCCCTTTTAAACGATAAGCTTTTGCTTTGTACTGTTGTTTTTCTTTCATTATGATATGATTAAATTTGATTTATAAAAATGGGGAAAGATAAATCAATCCCCATTTAATACTACTTATTTACTTATGCTTGTTGGAATAAGAAAAAGTTGTTTGCACCTAAAGTACATACTGCTCTTTCAGACAAGAAGTTTACCTCCATTGCATCCAAATCACTTGTCGAAACACCACCAGCAGAACCAGTAATCCAAGACTTGTAACGTCTGTCTTCAGTTTCTGAAGCTCTATAACGAACGTGTAAGAATGGTCTCTTAGCGTTCTTTCCTAAGACTTGGTCATAAACAGTTGTAGAACCAGCTGGAACTAAAAGTCCATTAACTGCTCCTGCATTTATACCACCTCTCATTGTAGGATCGTTTAAGTATTTCCAGTCAGACTTGTAAAAGTCATAACCTCTACGGAAACCTGTAAAACCTAAATTCAATGCCATGTCCTTGTCATTGTCAAATAAACCATAAGAAGTTCCTCCATCTCCATAAGAGTTTTGAGAAGCTAACATATCGTCAATATCAAATGAGAACTGTCTGTCCACAAAAATAACATTCTCCTCAATAGATCCCTGCTTATCAAGTCTCTGAATAATGTTATCAAATTGTGCCAAAGTAGTAGGGTTACCACCACCAAAAACATTTCCTCTATTTCCTACAACGTAGAAAATTCCTTCTGAACCAGACTCGTTTACAGCACTAAGTCCTGCACCTACGCCTTGTAAGTAATCTCCAGCTCCAGACGCTGCTTCAGCAGGAACTGCTTCAATCATCGCTGTTTCTAAATAATCCTCAAAACGTAATCTTGTTTCATGCTCAGATTTTAAGTACCATAAGTACCCAACTCCATTGTCGCCTTCAACTTCTACCCATCCAATTTGAGCCATATCAGAACCCGAAACAGAATACTTGTCCTTGATTATGATTGGTTTGTTTTGGAAGAAATAGTTGTTAGCTTCTAAAGAACCCTTCATTCCTTCTACGCCTTTAGCGAATTCAGAACCATATACAAAAATATCACAAGATATTCCTGCATCCATCGTCTGACCAGCAGACTCATAGTAAGCAATTGTTACTACATTCGGGTTTGAAGCCGTTGGAGCAACAGTAATAATACCCTTGTTCTGTGCAGAAGAATTTGAGCTATTATCAGAAATCATAACCGTTTGACCAGCTCTTAAAGCTGCTTGGCTAGATGTCCCACCTAATGCTGGGTTAAAGTTTGTTGACGTGTTTGGAATAGTCCAAACTGCCGAATCAGCACCAATCGATCCTGAAGAAGTTACCGCCTGGTACTTCGTGTGTAACCTTCCTTGTTCTGTCCATTTAATAAGGTCAGAAGTTGAAGGTAATTCAGCACCAACCATTCTTAAGAATGATGCTACTGATCTGTTTCCATAACGCTCAAATTCCTTTTCATAAGTATCAGGAAGATACTGATTTAAGAAATCAAAGTTGCTTATGTAGTTTGTTGCTAATGGAGTTTGTTGCGCACTTGGCTGCAAATCAAATCCCGGTGTTGCATTTACTGGCATAATTTTGATTTTTTTTAATTATTAATTTTTCCTTGTACTTCTAATCTTCAGACCCCTTCCGCTGTCGTTACCTTTACTTACAGGTCTAATTGTTATCCCATTCTTGGATGACACTTGAGACTGCTGCCTAACATCCATATTGATGTTTTTAGACTTCCTATTAGAGCTGTCTAAAGCAGAAGCTGCTCCCTGTTCGTAAAAGTGTTTAGCAAACTTATCAGGATTCATAGCGACTGATAAAGCCTTATGATATCCTTTTGCATCCATAATTAAACCATCCTTGTCCATAAATTTGTTAATGAAATTATTAACATCAGATTGAACATTTTTAAGTTCACTTGTGTCGCCTGACTTAAAGGTAATATTTTTTTCACCAACTTCGAATTCAAAACCTTTGAACTCATTGTTAAAAACCGACTCGGTTTTATTTAAGAAATAATCATACCTTTTACTGTTTTGCTCCGTTACACTTTTTGAATCCTCGATTGACTTTTTGTAAGCTGCTAAGTCTTGTTCCTGATTTCCAGATAACCCACTCCCACTTGACTCAAGAGGAACACCGTACATATCTTTCTGTTCATTTAAAAACTTTTTCGCTTTCGAAAGTTCTCGTTTCTTCGCTAGTTTTATTTTTCTAATATCCTTTTCATCATCTAAATCTTCATCATATGAAAACTTATCTTCAATAATGTCTTGAATATCCTGAGCGTCTAAACCTTCTTCAGTTGATCCAT